CTCTTAGTAACCTAAAACGAACATATAATAATATACATAAGAGTAAAGCGGACGTGTATTAGAGTATTTAATAAACACAAATAAAAGAAAACCACATATGTTAGATGGGGGGGGAAGGAGAAGCCTCAGGTGTCTTGAGAATGGAAACCGGAGTGCTTGGGGGACCAACGCCAATACGGGGCGGGAACAAAAAGAACCCCATATCGAAATCGTCACCAACCGCCCTGTATACACGAGTTACGGGACCCACCACGTCGAGCCTTTGAGTGGCCTCAAAAGAGGAAGCCACTCCAAGGTTGGCATGGGCGGGGAGATAGCTCATGTAGTTATTGTACTGAGGAAGCTCAACTTCGACGACACCGGTGAGAGACGGAAGAACAATCGTCTCAGCTAGTGGGTCAGGCGGATCGAGTTGGGCAATGTCATAAATAACTGGCAGGGGATGGTTGGCGAGTCGCACCGACTTATTGTAGGCGTGCACGTGCTCTTTGCTGTTAGTCAGGACCTTGACGCGGAAGGAACCGCGAGCAAGTGCGAACAGCGGAGCAATGATTGTATACCAATCGTAATGAGAGCCAGTAAAATCGTAAGTCGCTGGCAATACAGTAACGCTAGCGCCAGTTCCGGCAGCGATAGTATTGAATCTCTTAAGCAACGAACGTAACGAGAATACTCGCTCACCGATGGTGTACTTGGCGTGCTCGAGGCCGTTATCAGAAACGGCGTCGTCCATCTGGTGCTCAAGATCGGCGGTGGGTTGACCAGTTTCGTATTCCAAAGAGCGGGGGAACTGTGGGAAGGCAAAACACATATCAGGACCAGCTGAAGTCTCAACAATTACCTGGATAGACTGCGACACGTTGTCAGGTGCAACCAACTTGTTCAGTACAAACACCGCTACGACGCCTGTCGAAGAGAGTGTACCGGCCCAAGAGGCAGCAGAAGCAAAGGGCACTTCGAAGTCGACAGTATCCGTGAGCTTGATGTCGACGACTGTTTTGTAACAGTAATCAGCACCATCGGGGGTAATGTTTGTGACACCAGGGGCAAAACAGATAAGAAGACGACCAGAATGGAACTCTGTCTTAACAAACTTGAAACGATAGCGAATAGTGCCGCGCCAATACGCAAAACAATTCGCGACATACCCCATAGGTCCATATTCACGGTCGTTGGCCGTGAGTGAAGACAGGGCTGCGCCATTGTTAAAACGCTTGAGCTGGACGTCAGTTGCATCGCTGGTAGACCACTGAAACGTCTTGAAGTAAGCAAACCTAGATGCTATAGCAGGGATCGCAAGTTCATCACGATCCGAGCCCGCGAAACCAGGGAGGGCTTCAACAGCGTTGTCAGAGAACAAAGCCAGCTTAGCAGACCTATCGACACCGTCGCTGTGACAGAGACCTTGGTAAGGAACATTGACAAAGCCTGTAGGAGGGGAACAGTCTGTTGGCTTAGACCAACCGAAAAACTTGGCAATCTTGGATGCTGCAGCAGCAGCCCAAGAAACGGGCTTGGCTATGCTAGAAAGCAGAGGAACATGGGTTAGGGCGTCAGAGACGTCGAAAACGATGTCAGCGACGCTCTGAATGGGTCCTTTGCCTTTGCTAGCAAGCTCCTTCTCAGAGGAATTGGCCATCTGGTGTTCCAGATCATCAAGGGTCGTGAACGAATTGGGATCTGTAGGCCAGAACAGCTCAATGTCTTCGAAATGCGCCCAAATACTATATTCGGCGGTCGAAGTACCGAGGGAGACGAGAGGAGAGTAAACAACCAAACGGAACTCAGCAAACGATGGGGCATGTGAAACCATAGAGTGAAACAAGGAAGGGGACACATAGGGAGCTGTCAAAGTCACATCAGAGGTGTTGCTTGTGTCGAGATCCACATGAGGCACACAGGTCTTGGGTAAGAGCCTCAAGCCATAGTGCATCATACGCTCTGGGGTAGCCAATGACAGTTGGGTGGGCATGGGAACGTAACATAAAATGAGCCGACCTTGCTGCATGCGCTGGGCGTTGACTTGAACCCTAACTACTGTCGTAGCCCTGAAACCGAGAAATCCGCGCAACTTGTCAGATATAAGCGGATGACTAGTCAGAGCGTCGGGAAAGACAGCAGACCACAATGTATCGTTAGCGCCGTTTGAAATATCCCAATCTCCAGAAGCAATACGATAAGGGCGGGAAAGGAACGACTTGATAGAATGTTCCAATGCATCGTTGTTGCTCCTGTAAATAGAGGATTTCAAGGGTAGCACCCGAGGCAGTGTGGCATGCACGACAGCAGCATCAGCCTCGAAACGCACAATGTCACTAGTTTCAGACACATAATCACTTTGTATGGGGGCCGGTCCTGCAGCTGTTTGCTGCACGGACTCAGGTGTTAGAGAATTCATAGTAGAGCACCTAGAAGCAAGCTGAGACTCCCTACTCAGCAATTTGTCCGGAAGTTTTACTGCTAGCCCTGATGGGTAAGCGTCGCAAGGAGAAGCGAGAGAGAGAAAGTGCAGACAGGGTTAGCTACACCGGCGGTCAGTTTAACGTCTTAACCAGGACAGTCTTGGAGCAAAATCAGAAACAAAGGACTTTGCTCGGTAGCCACCAAGCTCCACCACTTCCACACGCCGCTGTTTGGCAGTCAGTGAAAGTTGTGAAGCGAGGCAAGTGCCCTTCGTTCATAGCGAACGTGAGCAGTTTGTCAGCGTACTGATTGAATACCTCTTCGCCATGCAAAGAAAGTTCAATCAGCACGCGCTCTATATTTTCGTAGGGGATGATGTGGCTACGTGGGCCACGCATCACGAAATACAGAGGCTTCTGAACGGCAGACGTCAGCTCCAAAGGCGCCACCCAAATACCGAGACCGCTATCGTAGCGGAAATATCGCTGAAGGAACTTAACCTCAGTAAGCTTCTTGAAGCCGACTGAGTCGAGCGACTTTGTGTCATCGGTATAGGTATAACCTATCTTTGCGAGCCAATGAGACTTTTCCTGCATATTGAAGAAATTGTAGTGGTGGGGAATAGCAGAAATGTCATCATCGCCGTATTGGACGTGCGCGACTTCGAGGTAGAAAGCTTGCAATCCATCTTCGAAAGTACCGCGCCCAACGGTCTCATAGGCCTTGGCAAATGCCCATGAGGAGCACACAACGCCTGCGAGCGTGTTAAGCACAGTCGTGAGCGGGTGACCAGAAGGTAAACAACCGTACCACTCAACGACTTCGTTGCCCCAAACGTGCCTGCTGTGGGCGAGATCATAGGCCATCGCTTTGCGAACCTTGATCTCATCATCAGTAGCACCCGCATACCACTTGTCCATAATCTGGAAAACAAGCGATATGACGAAGGGCGAGTGAGAAGCATCAAAAGCAGAATAATCTCCTGCAATGATGTTCTCACCTCCGGCTACACGATAGAGCTTTTTGGCAAGCATGTCCCATTCTTGATAGGGATTGGTGCCTATGGCGCTGCAATTGAGCAGCTTACTGCCGAAGAGGCTGTCAATGAAATGACCGTAGTACATGCGGCCCAGGACGGAGCAATCAATCGGCGCCACAGACACGAGACGCGTGCTGCCGGACAGGACCTTAGCCAGCGGGCGAGGTTCATCCTTCATACTATCTTGGTAAATGAAGGGGATGAACTTACCTGTACGAACTGCGTGCTGGACTTGGTTTTCGATCGCTTTCTCCAGCTGATGGCACGCCGGCGAGTCAAAAGTATAATCTTGACCTTCGCCGAAGAAGTCTTTCTTGCCATTGGTGTACTTTTTACACCAAGGATAGCCAGGAGCGGTGTTGCGGGGCAGCGCAGCGAGATGGGGGAACTCTTCACCAGTAACAGCTTGTTTGAAGGGTACGACCTCCGCCTTTCGGATCTTGTCCTTACATACTTTCAAATGGTGGGCAAGGAACATGTCGGCGGCGCGACTCAACTCTTTAGCCGTAGCCGGGTCAGGTTCGACCTTTGGTCTATCATACTTGGCCTGCGCGATGTCATGGACGTGAGTGCTAACTCCGTCGACAGTAACCATTCCGAGAGCTGGCTTGGCGTACACGGAAGGGCCAAATTCACCGTACATGGGCGTTTTGACGAGCCTAGACACAGGGGAAGCAGAGACAGGCCCGGCTGGAGCAGGACCGATGTCAAGAACTTGGGGTTGGACGTCATCAGAGCTCGCGCAAACTGCGCAGGTGTTGATGAGGCCGACCGTCCCCTTGACTTTTGTGAGCGCACCAGAGCATACAGGGCAGCTCTTGAGGTGGTCATGAGACGTCATGAACACGCCAGTTGCGATTTCAGTCCAATCACTGTCAGTAAAGTCGAGGAAATCGGTCATTTGCATGCCGAGCTCTGTCATTTCCTTAACAGCTTGGTCAGAAAATGCAACACGCAACTGGTGTTCAAGATCAAGGCACTCTGGCCTCTTGGTAAAGAGCGCAGAATACCCACGGCCTGTGCTTGTCCTACCCATGACATGCATACCGGCAATTTTACCAGCGTGCGGGCCATTCGCGAACATCACGAAGGCCCCACAGTCGCCTTTCTTAGTCGCGATAGCATACTCCAGAACATCAGACTTGCCATAGACACCATCAAAAGAAACCAACTTTTTGGTTCTCGTTGGCACGACAGGCGTCAAGGCATCAGCGGCATTGCAAAAATAAACGTCTGGAAAGTTGCCGTGAAACCCACCCCAATGAATGTGGCGGGTGATGTCGGCATACTCAACCTTGTGCTTAATTCGGAACACCGCTAACTCTACGTTGATGTCCTCAACCTTTTCGACACCGTAGAACTTGCCATTGACTTTAACTTGAATAGGCAACTCAACATAGTGGATGGGCATGAGAAGAAAGTTCTTCCGGAGTGCCAGGCACGTGGCGCGCCGCGTGCCATCAACATACACATGAACCGTATTCTTTGAAACAGCCTTGTATATATTGGCACAGTGATCGCCAATCTGGTGCTCGAGTGGCTCGGGGGGGGCAGCGGCAGGGGAGAAGACCGAGTAGAGGAGCTTCGCGACTATGGCCAGTGCTGTAATGCCAGCGGCAAAGCACAACAAAAGGTCACGGTTAGACATATACTGCATGGAGTCGAAGTAGG